AGTGGAAAAAAAGCGAAAAAGCCGGCTGCGAAAACAACGACAGAACCCACAGAGCAAGAACTGGCAGCCAGACGAATCGCGATCGACAGGAAGCTGGCCAGTGTCAATCGGGCTATTGGGACGTAAGGAGATGATCAGGTGAAAGTCATCTACGGCAAGGAAGCGACCCGATACGATCTGACCTCATCGGTGGTGGAACTCTCCTGGTCATCGTCGCGCGGTCAGATCAGTCAGCACTGCGAAATCAAGGTACAAGCTGCCCCGCCGCTGCAATCGGCGGGCTTTTTGATGCTGTTCGCAGGTGATGCGTTGAAGGAATCCGAACAGTTCTTTCACGGCCCTTTCGTCAATCCGAAGCGAGACGACAAGACAGGCGATCTGACTGTCACAGCCTATGAGCTGAGCTGGTATCTGCAAAAAAATGAGATTACTCGTACCAAGCTGGACGGCGATGCCGGGGTAGAACTGGGACGGATTATACGCACTGCGGGGATTCAGTTTGCCTGCCCTTCCTTTGGCTTTACTGTCAAAGAGCGGATCATGCCGCAATCCTACACCTCGTTGTTTACAATGCTGACGGAACAGGCGTATGAAAAAACAGGCGTGCGCTATTTCGTCTCCCATCAACGGGACAAGCTGACAGTGCTGCCCGAAGGTGGGAATAGCATCATCCCGATGTTTCAAGCCAGTATGCTGGAGAGCAGCTCGACTGGCGAGAGCATCGAGGACGTATACACGGTGGTAACAGTGGAGCGCTATAAAGAAGACAAGCTGGCAGGCAGTGTGTCAAAGGAAAACGAGAGTCTGATCAAGCAGATTGGACGGATGCAAAAGGTGATCGATGCAGGCGAGGAAAAAAATCTCGCCTCCCTTGCAGCCAAGCAATTATTAGAGCTGTCAAAGATTCCGCGCACCCGCTCTATTACGGTCAGGCATCAGGACGACCTTGCTGCCAGATTGCGGGCAGGCTGGCTGATCCGAATTCTGGAGAAGGACAACGCGAGCATCACAGACTGGATTGTGACGAACAGCAACACACGCTGGAAGGGCGGGTATTATACCGTGGACTTGCAGTTGGAAAGGAGGGGGTAGGAGATGTATTCGGTACTTGCGAGATTGCGACAAGCAGCACAAGAGGGCATGACGGACACGCAGGGCGAGTTCGGAGTTCTGCTGTCTATTTCTCCGCTCTCGGTAAAGCTGGACGAAGACCCGACGCCCTTGGAAGCTTATGAGATGGAGGTGCTGCGCTCTGCCAATCTGCGCGTCGAGGATATTGGCAGGAAGGTAGCCTTGATGCGCTGCACCAACGGTCAATATTTGTTGTGCGGGGTGGTGGAGTGATGTTTCCAGAGCTGAGTGGCAGTGAATCCTCCTTGATGCTGGGAACAGAACGTCCGCTTCCCTGGACCTATCGCTTTGATTGGCAGACCAAACAAATGCGCCAAGGACCGGATGGACGATTTCTGCGCACGACGACATATGCGGAGTATTTGGAAGAGATCGCAAAAAAGCTGCTAAACACGCGCCGTTTCCGCTATGCCATCTATTCAGAGCGAATCGGCGTCGATTTTCTCTCGGAGATCGGCAGGCTCAAGTCGGGTATTTCGCTAGCTGTCATCCGGGCGCAGGCTGAAGAGGCGCTGGAAGCCCACAGCGAGATCGAGCGGGCTCAGGTGCTCGACATCCAGGTCCAGGGCAAGCGAATTGTATTCTCGCTGGAATTGACAGGGAGCAGAGGCAGCACGAGATCGGAGGTGGATGCATGGCAACGTTAAAAAAGCCGGATATGCCCATTTTGCGGGAGACGGCAGACCAGATTTATCAGCGAATGGCGAATCGAATGGCCTTGCTGGCAGAACAGCAGGGCGATACACCGCCTGCGACAGAGGAAGGGGAGATCTTTTACGATTTGCTCTATCCGTTGGCTCAGGAGATCAGCGAGCAGCAGCAACTCCTGGAGTACGCCTTCTTGCAAGGATTTCTGCCGTGGGCAGATGATGAATATCTGGATGCGCACGGGACATTCTTTGGATTGAAACGCAACGACGGTGAGGATAATGACGCCTTCCGCAGTCGCTTGCTAGAGAGGGCCCGGACTGAGGAAGGGGACGGACGCAGAGGCGACTATGAACGCTGGGCGCGGGATATCAACGGAGTTGGCGGGGCTGTTGCCATCGAGAAGATGCGCAACGACTTGTCTGTCGATGTCTACATTACGGATATGAATGGACAGCCTGCCAGCCTGGAATTGGCCGAACAAGTGCAGGAGCAGCTTTCCGAAAAACGAAGAGCACTCCATGATTTGAAAGTGCTGCCCGCCAATATTTTCGAGGTGGAAATCGCCGTACAGCTGGTGCTGGGGAAAAATGCTGTTTTGGCAACCGTGAAAGAAGAGATCACCAAGCAAATTACCACTTATCTCAAAGGGCGTTCGACGATTGTGTACCAGCAGATCGGATCGCTCTTTTTTGTAAATGGAGTCGATGATTTTACCCAGTATACCTTGAATGGCGGAACCAGCAACGTGATTGTTGAAGGAGATGCTGTCTCTATTCTTCGTCTGGTGGTGACGACATGATTCCGGATCGATACAAAGAGGTGCTTCCTCCTTATTGGTACGAAAACAAGGTAGCTGAGTACCATTTCGCAGGTGCTGCCACTCCCATCGACCGTTTTGGGGAAAAACGACGCGAATTGGTGCAGCAGTTCATTCCCTTCGCTGCGAGTTGGGGACTGGATTATTGGGACTGGATTTACTTTGGCAAAAAGCAGACATCCACCCAGGAAGAGCGGCGCAAAAATCTGCAAAGGCAGCATTGGGCGTATTTAGGCTTTACCCCTAGTGTATTGCGAGCCATCGGGTTGTCTGCATCGGAGAACAAACAGGTAGAGATGGTAGAAGACTTTGCACAGAAGGTGATTCGCTACGTCTACCCAGCCACGGATCGCTTTGATTCAACTCATGCGGTTTTGTCTGTGGAAAAGATTCGCCCGGTGCATTGCAATGGCGTTGTGTTTGAGCCGGTGAACGGAGAAGTGCTGGCGTTTACTGGCTCCTGGTTTGTTGGCAAAAGGGCCTACCATGCCGCAGGAGAATTTCGGGCGGGTATGACGCCAATCAAATGGAGCGAGGAGGTGCCAGTATGATGTACCAGGATTATCTGACTGTGGCGCGGGATGATTTGCTCGAGCGGCTGCAGGGTGGAAGTCTGTTGATCAACGATGAGGTGTCGGTGCCCTTGCAAGGTTCGGCGATTTCCTCTCATCCGATCATCGGGTTTCAGCAGGGCATCGCCTTGCAGGTGCAAGCGCGGCATGTCGATTCCGTGCCGGTGATTACCCGGCTCAAGCTATTGACGGCGAGCGGAATAGTGGTGGCGGAGAAGAATGTGCACATCGTCAGCAATGGCGCTCAGTTTCTCACCGTCACCTTTGTTGTGCAAGTGAAAGGGGGAGAGTAGATGAGCTATCAGGCGAAGACGGATTGGACCTATGATACGCCTGTTACGGAGGATAACATCAACCGCTGGGAGCAGGGCATTTTGGACGCGCATCTGGCGTTGGAGAACTTGAAGCCAAGGCTCGCCCATGCCGAGACACGGATCAAGGCACTGGAGGATGCGCTGACCAATGATTTCCGGGATAACCGGTTTGTGATTACGTTGAATACGTTGGAGGGGCTGCGGGTGTCGGAGGGGTGGTTTGATGAGAGGAATGGGAGGTTGGTGGTGAGGTGATTTTGTTAATTTTGATAGCAAGGGGGAAAGGTAGCTGATGTCTACAAAAACTCTAACAGTTCCTTTTGTCGAGTCAACATCACGGAATAGGAGCCAAACCGTAACGATTCCAAAACTTAAAAATATCGTAAGTGTTACTGTAAATACAGGTAATGTATCACATACAATTAATGGTGAAACTGTTACTATTAACGTGTCTAATGGAACATATACACGATATACGACAAGTAGCTATGTAGATACAATTGACGTTAACACGTATAGGGTTTCGTATCCTGGCATAAGTTTATCCTATATCTGGATGGGCTCCACTCATGGTTGGGCAGAAGGATCTACTGGCGGGGTACCAAGAACTGCCTCTTATAATTCTAATGGCTATACCGGAGTTCTTAATTATTCGTCAGAATATATGAATGCAGGAACAAGTTCAGGTCCACCATCTTATCCAGGGAAAACTCTTTATGAGGTTGTAACAGGTTATACTTGTACAAAAACCGGGGTATACGATGGTAAGGCTTCAAAAACTATTACAAATTATACCTATTATTATGCTTATACGGTTACGATTACCTATTTGACAAATGATTTGCCAAGCGTAGACCTAATGACTGGGAACAATTTATTAAATACAGATGGGAATTGTGAGGATTTACAAGGATGGTCAGTATACAGTACTGATATCCTGACTTTAAGCCAGGCAGTAAAGAAGTACGGCATGCACAGCTTCAAGTTTAGCAATGTTGGAAACGACGGTTACAGGTACAAAGATAACTTATCGCTTGACGCCACAAAATATTATCTTGCTTCGGTCGACGTTTTCATTGAAAGCTTTACAAGTGGCTTTTACCGACTATTCATCTCAGACGCTGGGGGCTTTACCAACTCCATAAGCGCAAATGCGAACGTCACCAAAATTGGAGTTTGGCAAAATGTTTACCTTAAGTTTACCGGAAAGGCAAACACTAGATTAAGTCTTGGTAACGGTTCAATTACGACAGGTGTAGCTTATATGGATGGCGTCAGGCTATATGAAATTAGTCAAGAAATTTACAACAAGATTGACATAGATCCCGAGTACAGTGGGGATAAGCTAGTTGCAAAGTTCACATACACTGACCCTACTATCCCTTCTACACTACCAGAAAACACACCTCTCCTGATCCAAGGCACCGCCACCGACCCCGACGTGGGCAATGTCCTCACCGTCAAATACAAAATCAACAACGGCACGCCGCAGGCGCTGCAATCCGGGGTATCAGACGGAAGCACGCCTCTTTCTTTTGCCAAGACACTGACCTACCGCAACAAGCGTTTGCGCGACGGCAGTACAGATGTGACGGGAGCAGACCTGGCGGAGAACGTCGACCATACCCTGACTGTCTGGGCCGAGGACGACCAGGGAGGAAAAAGCACGGAGGTCATCCGCAAATTCCGTGTCATCCACAACCGTGCCCCGATCATCTCGGATCAAGACCGAAGCCTGGGTACGATCCAAAGCGCACCGAGCATCACCTACACCGTAGCAGACCCAGAGGAAAATCCGTTTACCATCACAGAAAAAATCAACGGAAGCACGATTCGGTCATACTCCGGTGTGCCCAACCGGCAAGAAACACTGACCATCCCCGCAAACACTTGGCTAATGCTCGAACCGGGTGTTCCGCATACGATGACCATCACCGCAGCAGACGAGCAAGGCATGTCATCCAGCCGTACCTTCACCTTTACTCGCCAAGTGGATGAGATCATGTTCGACGGCTTGCAGGTGCCGATGGAAACCGACATCGCAGCGGAGCGGATTTTGCTCACACCGGACTGGCAGATCCCTTTGGGAGCCGAGGTACGTGTGGAGGTTTGCAACAACGGTTTTGACGATGAACCGACTTGGGAGGACTGCACGATTCCGGCCAAGATGGGACGCGGTTACGCTTTTCTCAATACGGTCAAAACGGCAGAGAAGTGGGGCGTCAATTTCCGCGTGCGGATTCAAAAGGGTACGGCAACCAGTGAGGCCAGTCTTTCAGGGATAGGGGGAGCGTACGATGTCCATTTACCGTTATAATGAAAAGCCGCTGTCACAGGTCAAGCAGGAAAATGAAGCAAGGGAAAAGCCGCTGCAGACGTTGGAAGCGGAGTTGGCCACTTTGAAAGCCGCCGACCAAGAGCGGGAAACGCTGATCCAAGCCCTTGGCCAAGAGTTGGCATTGGTCAAGCTTGAGCTGATTGGGAAAAAAGGAGGCGAGGGTGCATGACATTCTGGAAAATCGCCTACTCGCATAAATGGGTGACCTTAGACCAGCTTCGCCTGGTCGTCAAAACAGCCGCGCGCCCGCACGGAGAAATCACGCCCGAAGAATTTACAGCCATTACCGGACAAGTTTATGAATCAGCAGGTTAGACTTTCCTCATTCGGGAGATACTAAAGAAGTAAGTCAAACATCATTTCATGTATGTGCTACATGCTAGGAGGCAATCTATGGAACACGGTAAAGTAAAGTGGTTTAACGCAGAAAAAGGTTTTGGTTTCATCGAGCGAGAAGGGGCTGAGGATGTATTCGTACACTTCTCCGCGATCCAAGGAGAGGGGTACAAATCACTGGAGGAAGGGCAAGAAGTTACATTTGACGTTGAAAATGGCCAACGCGGGCCGCAAGCAACCAACGTCCGCAAGGCTTAAGAAAATAATAAGGAAGTACAAAAAGCCCTTGCCGCTATGGCAGGGCTTTTTCAACGTGTAGGAAGTTATTAGTTTTGGGGGCGAGAGTGACCAAGGTGGAGCGGAAAAGGTGGAACACGCTTTCAGCGGACAACCCTGATACACTTCCTTGGGATGGCTGCTTTTGGCCGCGGTTCCGCCTTTGGAGTGGAAGCGGCCAGGCCGACCCCCAGCGAAGATCCCAACCCACCTGAAGCGTTTTCCCTTTTTCCTCGCCTTCACTAGAGTTGGTGGACCACCATACAAAAGGTCGCGGGTTTCCTAGTCTTTGCACAAAAAGGGAGGGAGCTATACATGAGGTTTTTTCAGTCTTTTGACACCCTGCTCACACCTGCAAATGGGTGGGCGATGTCAGCGGGAGCCACGATAGCTCCCGTATTTTATTATCTGTACGGCAGCGAACGGCGAGATATTCTGATCGTCCTGCTGGTCATGATTGCGCTGGACTGGCTGACAGGAGTGTTCGCTGCGAAAAAGGACCAGACCTATTCCTCGGATTACGGGCTGAGCCGGATTCCGCGGACATTGTTTCTGTTTGCTTTGCCGGCTGTCGCCAATCTGCTGGATCGGGTGGTGGGGACGCCTGGCTTTTTGTTTTTTGGCGTTACGTTCGGGTTGATTTACCATACGTGGACCAGTCTGACAGCGAATGCCTTCCGGGCAGGGTGGCCGCTGCCCAAGGCTGTCGTCAAGCTGGTGTCCTCGGAAATCCAGGCCAAGGCAGAGCGAGCGACGAGGAAGGAGAAAGAATGAATGCAGATTACAGACTGTTTTTTGACCAATCCTAACGCACGTCCCGGGAAGATAATCCGCCCAAAAGGCGTAGTCATTCATTGGACCGCGAACAAATCGCGCGGAGCGAATGCCATGGCGAATCGGAATTACTTTAACAAGCCTACCACCGTCGCCAGCGCTCATTATATCGTGGATGACAAGCAGATCATTCGCTGTCTGCCTGAAAATGAGATGGGGTACCACGTCGGCGCAATTACCTATAAGCAGGATGCGTTGAATCAGCTTAGCAGCTATCCAAACAACTGCACGATTGGCATCGAAATGTGTGTAAATGCGGATGGGCAGTTTTCCGAGATGTACCAAAAGACGATAGAACTGGTCAGCCATATCCTGAAACAATACGGCTGGGGCGTGGACAAGCTGTGGCGGCATTTTGATGTAACAGGGAAAAACTGTCCGGCATTTTTTGTTACAAATCAGGAGTCCCTTGCTTTTTTCGGTGTGACCGCTGTGGTGGCGTGGGAGAACTTTCAAAAGGATGTTCAACGAGTATTGACCGACAATCCGCAAAAAGGCGCCGTGGACAAGTGTGCGATTCAGATCGAACTGCCCGCAACTGGCACCCTGCATCAAGGGGTGGCGTATCTGCCGCTGCGTGTTGTGGCGGAAGGAGCGGGAGGGAAGGTAGATTGGGACCCGTTGACCAAAGGTGCGAAGGTAAACGGACGGGAAGTAACGGCAAACAACGTAAACGGCATTTCCTACACGCCAGCTCGCGAATTGGCGGAGGCATTGGGCATGCAAGCATCTTGGAATGCAGAGAGTAAGATCGTCATCCTGCACGGAAAACGAAACGGAACAGATGGTGCGCAAGAGGAGTAGCACGCTCCCTACTCGCGCAGCCTTCTTTTTTCTATGACTCTCCTGTTGTGGTTCACCAGATAATGTATAATAATATAGAAAATATAACCTTATAACATACGGGGTGAAAGCGGTTGTTCATGGATCCGTTGACAACGTTTCTTGAGGAGCAGGAAGCCAAAATCGTGGAACGGTTTAAAAATGAGGTTATCGTATCAGAACACGATAAATTCAAAGATCGGATTCATTTAAATGGACAAGCTATGTATCGTATGGTAATCGGGTATTTTCGCGGGATTGTGAAGGAGGAGGACATTCAAGCACTTGCCTATCGAGTAGCCTGTGAACGCAACCAAGCGCAAATCAACATTGGGGATTTTGTCCATAATGTCTGTATGGGTCGCAGTATGATCTTGAAGCTCTTGCAGGAAGGCGGAATGCCGGCTGATGTCATGTTACCATTATTTTCGAAAATTAATGAATGTTTCGATATTTTCCTCGTCCACGCTGTTTCCAAATACACGGATTTGAAGGACAGAGATCTGGATAAGAAGCAGATGTTTATTGAACGGTCCCACAAAGATCGCATGACCATCCTGGGGCAATTGGCATCTAGCTTTGTACACGAATTCCGCAACCCCCTTACATCAGTCATCGGTTTTTCTAAACTGCTGAAAGAGGATTACCCTGATCTGCCTTATCTCGATATTATTGAAAATGAATTATACCAACTT